ACCAACAAACAACTCGTTGGTATTTGGTAACTACTTCCAGATTAATGCTAACCCTTGGGAAATTATTACTTCGGCAGCAACAGTTAACGATATTGAAGTTGTTAGCGCGGTGACCGCAGCAACATTGAATCTTGGCAATACACTTAACGGAACATTTTAATGGCACTATCTAATTCTCTTAACTTCTTACCACCGGTATTCCAGTCGCCTACTAACCAACGATTCCTTGGTGCCACTATGGACCAATTGGTTACTGATGCAGTTAACGTACCGTTAAAAGGATACATTGGTCGTAAGTTTGCCCCAACATATCGCACAGAAGATAACTACATTCCAGAATCTACAACTGAACGTCAGAATTATCAACTTGAAGCTTCTGTGGTTGTAACAGATAATAACAAGAATGTTAAGTTCAACGCTGGTTACATTGACCTGTTGAATAGCATTGATACAAATAACGGCCTAACAAATAATCAGACTCGTTTATTTGCAGCAGAATCTTATCAGTATGATGGTAAGTTTGATTATGACAAATTTGTAAACTATTACAACTATTACTGGTTACCAAATGGCCCAGCACCGGTTACTGTATCTGCAAACAATACTCCATACGAGGCAAACTACAATGTAACTCGTAACAGTGCCATTGGTGGCTACGTGTTTAGTGGTCTTGGAACACAACCAAATCTACCAATAACAGTTGCTCGTGGTGGTACATACACATTTGCTATTAACCAACCAGGCGCAAGTTTCTGGATACAAACTGAACCGGGTGTGTCGGGCCACACTGCCAACGTGTCCACCGTTTCTACTCGCCAAGTATTTGGTGTTACAAACAATGGTACAGATAATGGTGTAGTAACATTTACTGTTCCACAGTCAAACGCACAAGACTTCTACGCTACCTTACCTACTGTAGCTACTGTAGACGTTGCTATTGACAACCTCAAGTACACCGACATCCAAGGAATGAATTTAACTCAGTTCCTTGCAATGCATCCAAATGGATTTGACGGGGTTAACCACCAGCTCAACACAGTAACGCTTGTCTTTGTTAACAATTTAATTGATGACAGCGCATGGACTGTAAACAATGTTACCGTGCCACATGCACAGCGTACAAACACATGGACTATTAGTTTAGTTCCAAGTGGCAGCGATTACACTATCAATTTGATTCCATCTGTTGCAGTTACAAAATTGCAGAAGGTGTTTGTGACTACTGGTCTTACATACGCTTCTAATCAGTTCTGGCTAGACAATAATTTCCGCTATAACTTAGTGCCAATTAACACGGCAATCAAAGATTACCTATACTACCAAGACGCTAGCAATCCTAACTTCTTTGGTGTTATTAAGATTGTAGACAACTCAACATCTACAATTGATGTTAACGTTGACATTCTAGGAAAAACTGGATATGTAAGCCCTAACGGAGTTGGCTTTACTAATGGATTAAAAGTTATATTTGATACATCGGTTACACCTCTCACCTACACTGGTAATGAATACTATGTAGAGGGTGTTGGTACTAGCATTGCTCTAGTGCCAGTTGCACAGTTAGCAGTTCCTGAATCGTTTGGTGCTGCACTTGGTATTGCACCAGTGGTATCTGCAGGTGCATTTGTTGTAGGATCTTCTTACACAATCCTGTCAATTGGAACAACCGACTTTACTTTATGCGGTGCGCCTGCCAACCAAGTTGGACTTACATTTAAGGCAACAGGAGTAGGACTTGGATCAGGTACAGCATCATTAATACAGGTACCTGCAAGCATTACTGCCGACTATATAACTATCAACCGTGCTTCACAAGATTTGAATCCATGGACACGAAGCAATCGTTGGTTCCACGTGGATGTTATTAATGCAGTGGCTACGCACAATAGGACTACAGCTGACTATGGTCCAAGTATTCCTGGTCGTCGCCCTATCATTGAATTTAACCAGAACCTACAACTATTCAACTATGGGCAAAAAGCTGGTAATAACATTACCTACATCACATTTACTGCGACAGATGCTTTTGCTAACATTGAAGGTCAGACAACTTACACATTAGACGGCTACACACTAAAGAGTGGAGACAGGATTGTATTTGCTAACGATCACGATACTTCTATCGTAAACGAAATTTGGCAGGTAGCGATTCAGACTATTAATAACACCGCTTACATTACATTGGTGCCAACACCAGATGATCCTGTTGTGTCTGGTATGAACTACTTAGTATCAAGTGGAGTGTATGCAGGTAAGACATTCTTCTTTAACAGTATTACATGGAATCAATGTCAGATCAAATATACAGCCAATCAGCCACCGCTATTTGATTTAGTAGATCGTAACGGATTTAGTTTTACAAATGCTACAGTATATCCATCTAGCACATTTGCCGGATCGAAGCTGTTTAGTTACAGCATTCCTACAGTTACCGCTGGGTCGTTTATAGTTGGTTCAACATACAAAATCCTAAACACAGGTACAACAAACTTTGTTGCAATTGGCGCTGCCAATAACAACTATGGAACAGTATTTACAGCAACAGGTGTTGGATCCGGCACAGGCATCGCAGCATCTACTACAAATGCAGATCCATTATTGGGATTCCCATTAACACACCAAACGTTCAACAACATTGGTGATATTGTATTTGGCAACTTCTACGATGCTGATACCTTTACCTATGTTGCAAATCAAGTAACCACTACAGTTAAATGCAACACTGGTTACATGGCAATTAACAACGGCCTAAACAACGTTACTAAGGTAAACAACTGGGTAATAGGTGTAGAGAAAACTGATCAGGATCAAATCTTCACAGCTTTCTTTAAGGGACTAACGCTAAGTATCAATGGTGTTAATACTGCATTTGTTGAAATTGATGTACTACCATTGGCTCAAGCTACAATACCGACAGTAAAGGTATATCACAATAATACATTACTAAAACCAGTTACTGATTACCAGATTGTTCAATATGGTGTGTACAATATCATAACATTGACAACAATGCCTGCACTCAATGACAAGATTGACGTAGCAATTTCTAGCAGTGCTGTAAGTAATACAGCATACTATGAAGTACCAGACAATCTAGACCTCAATGCATTGAATGAAAACTTTGCAACAATTACATTGGGTCAATTGAGAAACCATTACAACAAGCTGATCGAAAATACATCAATTAGCACCACTGGTACCATACCATTGCAGGATAGAAATCTTAAGAGCCAAGGTGGAACAATTGTTCAGCACCAAGCTCCTATTATCTATGCAATGACGTTCTTAAATGATCCAACTGTTAACTTTGTTAACGGACTATCATTAGCAAGAAAAGAATACGCAAAATTTAAGAACAAGTTCTTGAGCCTATGTTCCAGCTCGCCAACTATCAATCATAATGATCCAGTTAGCGGTGTTGACAGTATTCTGCAAAGCATCAATGGATTGAAGAATGGTTCATTCCCATGGTTCTATTCAGACATGGTACCATACAGTGGTACCTACACTACTGTTACCTACAACGTAATTAATGCTCGTCAAACCCAGTACGAAATCAATTCTATTTTTGATACTACTAAGTTAAGCAACCGTGCAGTGATTGTTTATGTAAACGGTGTGCAAAAGACATTAGGGGTAGATTACACATTCAGTCCTCTAGTACCAGCTGTAATGTTTACCAACACATTTAACATTGGTGACGTAATTACAATTAGGGATTACCCAAATACTGATGGTAACTACATTCCAGAAACTCCAACGAAGTTGGGTCTGTTCCCTAAGTTTACTCCAATGATTTACCTGGATGATACGTACCAGACTCCAACAAATGTAATTAGAGGACACGACGGTTCTCTTACTCCAGCATTTAATGATTTCCGCGATCAATACTTGCTTGAATTGGAGCTACGAATCTACAACAACATCAAGTCCAACTATGATTTAAATCGTATTGACTTAGATGAGGTAATCCCAGGCAAGTTTAGAACGATTGATTACACCCGTGCCGAATACCTAAGTATCATGGCGCAGAATTTCCTTGAGTGGGCAGGTACATACAATGTCAACTACACAGAGAACAATGGATATGATGTTAACAATCCTTGGACTTGGAACTACAGTCAATTTACCGATGTGGTTAATGGTTCATACTTGCAAGGATACTGGCGCTCTATCTACGAGTACTGGTTTGATACTAGCACTCCGCACATAACTCCATGGAAGATGCTTGGCTTTAGCAGTATGCCAACTTGGTGGACAGCCCGTTACGGTGCAGCACCATATACACGTGGTAACACATTGCTATGGGAAGATATACAAAATGGTTATATCTGGAATGGCGGAGTTAACCCTGTTGTTGACGCAGCGTTCGCTCGCCCAGGTTTAACTAACTTTATCCCAGTTGATAGTGCCGGTAACTTGCTTGACCCAACTGCAATACCATTGGTTAGCCAGCGCAATATGCAGACAGCAGATGCACCATTCCAATTTGGCCAAGGTGGTCCTGCTGAAACAGCATGGCACCGAAGCAGTGATTATCCATACGCAATTCAATTGCTGATGGCGTTGACTAAGCCAGCTCGTTATTTTGCAACACAACTAGACACCGCTAAGTTCTATGCAAATCCAGTGACTGGACAATTTAGCGATATTACCAATCAGAGAATTACACCGAGCGCATTGCTTGTTAATGGTGATACAGACGTTGCTGGTGTTATTCAGCGTACTGCTGGTTACATTAACTGGATTGGCGATGGCATTAAGAATCTCGGTATTGACCCAATAGTAACTTTAACAGATTACTTTAGCAACTTCTCTGTACAGCTAAACTACAAGGTAGCTGGATTTACTGACCACCGTATTTTAACAGTGTCCGCAGAACAAACAAGTCCTGGAGCAAAGGGCTCTTCTGTAATCATCCCTAACGACAACGTTAAGGTATATTTGAATAAATCTGTTCCTGTTGCAACAGCAACTTATAGCGCAGTTATTGTTGAAAAGACTAACAGCGGGTATGCAGTATCCGGTTATGGATTAACAAATCCAGCCTTTACTATTATTCCAAGTATTGCAAATGGTAATGCAGTAGAAGTAACAATAAATGGAACAACAGTGCCTATCTATCAGGATAGTGCAAATACCACTCAATCAATATCGTATGGTACGGTGTTTACAACAGTTAGCCAGGTAGCCGATTTCCTTATTAGCTATCAACGTTACCTAGTGGGCCAAGGCTTTGTGTTTAATCAGTTCAATACAGATTTGAATGCACAGCAAGATTGGGAATTAAGCGTTAAAGAATTAATTTACTGGAGTCAGCAAGGTTGGGCACCAGGAACTGTTATTGTCCTTAATCCAATTAGCACACAGTTGCAATTGCAAACTAAAGGCACAGTAGTAGATGAAATTACAAATACAAGCAATGGTAACAAGTTGCTTGACGAAAACTTCAACCCAATAAAGAATAACAGCTTCAACATTGTACGCACAGATGATCCTACTACAAACAATGCATTCAATGTTACTGCAATAGGCGGCTCTACAATTGCTTATGCAAAATTGAACTTAGTACAACACGAGCATGTATTGATATTTGACAACGTAGATGACTTTGGCGATATCATCTACATACCAAATCAAGGTACACGCCAATATCGTTTAGAGCTGTCTGGTTCTAAGACTGGTTTGTGGGATGGTGCGCTAAGTGCAACAGGATACATCTACAACAATCCATTGATTCAGAAGTGGACTGCTGGTACCGATTATAAACTTGGCGACATTGTGTTGTACAACAATTTCCACTACACAGCAACACAGAACATTCCTGCAAGCACAACATTTAACAGCTTGCAGTGGTCACCAGTTACTGCTGATGAAATTAAGACAGGATTGCTACCTAGCTTTGGATTGAACGCACAAGAGTTTACTAACTTCTATGATGTGGATAATCCACCACAAGACAGTGTGTTCCAACAATTTAGTTCGGGACTAATTGGTTTCCGTCAACGTTCATACTTAACTGATCTTGGTATCAGTGTACCAACACAGACTAAATTCTACCAGGGCTTTGTTAAACAAAAAGGCTCAATGAATGCTATCACAGCATTGACTAGAGCTAACTTTAACAACGTTGGTGGTAACGTTAACGTGTATGAAGAATGGGCATTCCGCACTGGTACATACGGTGGTATAAACAATAACCAGTTTAAGGAATTTGTATTAGACCAATCTGTGTTTA